CGGCAGTATCGGCGCCAGCTCCACCGCCGTCTCTTGTGCGATCCCCGCCACCGCCGGACCGAGTCCCGTACTCGGCGCCGTCAGAAACTCCACCGTCTTGCGCGTTGCGACGCTTCCTGTCCTGGCCATCGTTTTAACCCCGTCGCAGCATCCAGCCGCCACTGATATAGACGTCAGCGGATTGCCCATCTCCCGGCGCTGCGCCCGCCGCCAGTCCGGTATCCGGCAGGATGAAACTCTGCCCCACCGGAACCGGCGTTGCATTTTGCAAGGCCAGCGTATCCGGAGTCAGCCCAAGATAAACATTGAACCCCGTCGCGACCGCAGGAGGATTCACCATCTGGACAACTGGAAGGCCGCCTGCCGGCGCACCATACGCCGTCATCTCACTGGGCTCTCCCTCCTGCCCGGACGCGACAACCCACGAAGCCCGCGCATAGTACGTAGTCTCGGGAATCAGACCGGCAACGGCGCTGAACACCGGAATCTGCGCCTGTGGAATCGGAACTAGCGCAAGCCCCACTCCGAAATGAAATGTGTGTTCCCGCGCGTTCCGCGCCAGTTGCCGGTACTCCAGGAACTTCGGCTGATACCGGTCATTGAGTTGGTTATTGAACGCATCCCGGTACACGACTTCCAGCGTGTGCACGGCGTGCCAGCGCTTAAGCTGCCGCGTGATCACCACGTCCGATACGCCGATCTTCCGGCGTTGGGCTGCGGGTGTCCCGGCCTGGAATCGCGAAAATACTTGCAAGTTCGTGCCGGCGTGATCCAGCAGAAAGTCCAGCACGTCTTCCGTGATCTCCTCGGTCGCCAGGTCCAGCTTCACTCCCAGGTCGATCGACTCCAAGTTCGCTAACCCAAGAATCGCCGACTCATACACGCGCAGGTCCTCGGTGTTGTTTGGACTACCGTCTGTCAGCAACATGGAGTTGCGCCTCTTTCCATTTCGCCTCCGCTTCCGCCCGGAATTGCGCCGCCTCCTCCGGATTCGCCAGGTCTGCCTTCCCGTCGGCGATTAGGCGCGCCGCTACGGCTCGTGGCAGTTCCGTTTTCACTCCGGCTCGGCCCCCATCCGGCGTTGCGCGGCTGGTCACCACCGCGAACACTGCCTCGATTACAGCCTCGATCTTGCGAATCTTTTCGTAATACGCGAGCAAATCCATAGGTCGCTTTCAGCCGGTAGGGCCGGCTTTAAGCCGGCCGCTTCCCTAGCTATTCACTTGCACCCCGAAGCTGTTTCTCAGCACGCCCGTGCCATACAGCACGTCTACCGTGAACTGCTGCGCCAGCGTGTTTGGCTGGTAACTCATCGTCACCCGCATCCCGAAGTTGCCCAGTTCGGCGTACTCGGCGATCGCGCCCGTCCCCGGCAACGGCCTCGGGAGCCGGCGCACGACTAGCCCCATCGCGTCCCGCGCGAACGCCACGTTGTGGGTGGTCACCGGGCTGGTTCCCGTCTTACTAACGAACTGCGAGCGGAAGATGTAAAAGTCCTTCATCTTTCCTACTGCCCCGTCCACTAACGCCCGCAAGCCTGCCTCACCTGCCGAGTTGAATTCACTGAACCGGGGAATCTGCCGTAGCGTCGAATACGTCGCCGGATCCACCACCAGGAACTTCGCCACGTTCGCCGGAACCTTTGCGGCAAATAGCGCCGTCTCCGCCGAATCCACCACGGCTTCCGTGATCGCCGTCCCCGCGGTCCCCACTGCCGTATTCGCGGTCAAGGATCCATACAAACCCAGAAGGTCCGACTCGATCTTCTCCGCCAGCGCAACCACCGCGGGTTGCATATACAGCTTCAGCAGATCCGGAACCGCCAGAATCTTGGTCACGTCCGGAATCAGGAAGGTTGACTCTGCATGCGTGTTCAGCACGATCTGTGCATTGTCCAGGCTCGGATTCTGCGTCAGTACCGTACTGCCTTCTGTCAGGTTGTGCGCCGTCATCGCCGGCGGAATCGGCACGTTGATCGTATCCCCCGCTTGCGCCAGCGCCGGCTCATAATCGCGATTGACCAGGTTGCCCATGACAAGGTTCCCCATCAGTGCGGGTAGCGCATCCGCCGCCACCAGCTTTACAATCGCGTTCGCTACGTTACTTGATGTAATTGCTGCCATTCTTGTGACTCCTGAATTCTGACTTCTGTCTCCTGCTTTTTAGAACCCGCGTAGCGTTTGCGACGCCACCCGCGCGATCTCCTGCCTTGCCCTGTCCATCTCCTCCGCGCTCATCCCCGGCCGGATTTTGTCGATATCTACCACCCCCGCAGCCGCACCGCTTCCACCCCGCGTCCCGCCGCTCGCTCCCGACCCACCTGCTAACCTCGCCGGCAACAGTTCCGGATTCTCCCCCACGAATTTCTCGAGGAACGCTTTCATCTCCCCGGCTTCGTGCGGAATTTCATCCTTAACTGCTTTGTATGCCAGATCCAGCTTCGCCACACCCAGCTTTTGCAACTCCGCCCGAATCGCCGATCCGCGCTCCGCTTCCTCCACCCGCTTCTCCAACCCTTCCCTCCGCCGGCGTTCTTCGGCCAGCTCGTCCAGCACCGCCCGAATATCCATCTCCTCAGCCATACTTAAGCCCCCTCAATCTCTTCCGCGATCCGATCCTTCACGTCCTGCCGCGAGTCGCACAGATACTTCAGCGCCAGCTTCTTGAAGACTTCCTTGGTCAGCGTCGGCGACGCTACGCCCAGCGTCAGTAGCTGCTTGGCGTCCTTCAGCTCCGTCCCGAAGTCCGCGATGTCGAACTCGTCCATGCCGGTGACGCTCACGTCCAGTCCGTCTTCGCGAGCCGCCGCCGTCGCCCGGAGCACTCTCCGGATCTGCTCCTTGATCGCGTCCCCGTAGCCGCGCAGTACTTCTTGCGTAATGGAAAAATCCATCTGCTTGCTCAGCGCGCTCTGGCGGTGCGTCGCGCCGCCTTCCTCCACGCCGGCTTGGCTCAGATAACAGACCCTGTAAATCTCTTCCCGCAGCCTCACCAGGTTGTCCGCGGCGATCTGATAGACCTTTCCTTCCGGCTCCGTCCAACCAAACCTGTCCTGTGGCCCCAACTGGATGTAATAGCTCTCGCCTACCATCTGGCTCCACTCGCGATCCGAATACACCACCGGCATCGCGAACAGTCCCATCGTCAGCGCCCAGCTCAATGCGTTCGATTTATTGAAGTGCTCCAGTTGCAGCGAGCCCGCCCGGTTGAGCATCCACAGCCCTTCCGGGATTCGCAACGCAAACAGCGGCGTTTGTCCGAGCTTTGCCAGCGCGTGGTTTCCTTGGTCGATGACCCCGTCTTCACCGTAAATCCGATAGGTCCGCTTGTCGTAATATGACCATTTGGTTTCCGTCCGCCACTCCGCATCTTCCACGCGATGTTTCTTGATCTGCTTGGTCCGGATCACCACCCACTCGAAGTTCCCGTACTCGTCCAGGCTCCAATTGATTACGTCGTCCGCACCGTATTCCACCAGATACGCCCGCGACGCCCCGCTCGCGTCTTCTTCTCCGCGCGTCCCCGGCCGCGTCCTCGCTCTCGGAAAGTCCACCAGGACATAACTCGTGCCCGTTACCAGGCTCTCCGTGAACTGGCGCCTGAAGAAATCCGCCAGCGACGTTCCTCGCCGGTCGCAATCCTCGACCATCGCGCCGAAGAAAGTCCTGGAAGCGTCATCGTTCCCTTCGAAAGTAATCACCGGTTCCCGCCGGAACAGCGTGGCCGCGTACCAGTCCACAATCGATCCCACGTAGTTTTCGTAGAAAGTCCTGCACAGCCGCTCCGCATAAACCTCGCCCGGCTCCCTCTGCCGGGGAATCAGGTACTCGGCCGCGTTTACCCGGAACTGTTCCCCGCCCGCATATAGATCGCGATATCTGCGCCACGCGGCCTTCTTCGCCACGTACTCCGGATGCTCTTGATCAATGTCAAACGCCATCAGATCAGCCTCGTTCCCCGCTCTCCCACCTTCTCCCCCACCCGCATTTCCTGCCAGACCAAGTAACCCAGTGCATCCGACAAATGCGTCCTGCGCGGATCCCGATCTTTGTCGATCACCTGAGTGTTCTCCTTGTACGCGACCTGCTCCAGATCCTTGATCAACTCTTTGCACCGCGAATCGATCTTCATCCGCTCAAACGCCACGTTGACCACCATCACCCGATCTCGCACCGCCGGATTAGACCTGGG